CCATGGGTGCAGGACTGGCAACTTTGTTTATGCCTAGAGGTGCAAAAGAAATTGCAGAGGTTGTAGCAAAGGGTGCAGCTAAAACACCATTGACAGCAGAAGGTATGCCTATTTGGTTTCCGTCACTTGTAGATAAAATTAGAAAAGAAGGTAAACTTATAAAAGCGGATTATAAAGCTGTTAAAGAAGGAGAAGGATATGACTTCTATGAATTTACAGATCCTAGTTTACCGAACAAAAAAATATATATGACAGAATATAAACAAGACGGAACAATTGAAATTTCTGGTAGAGGTGATGACATGCAGGCAACTGAGTTAAGATTTATACCTGGTGAAGAAAATATTACGGTAACAGAAAAAGGTAAAAAAGTTTCTAAAAATCCAAACTCATTTGAAGCAGATGAATTTATGAAAGGACCAGGAGAAGGCATTGGTGATTATGAAGGCGGTGGTACATACGACGATTTAAAATTTGGTGTAGAGTCATGGGCTAACCTTGTAAAAACATCGGATCAAAAACTAGATGAAGCAGCAGAACAATTTAGAAAATCACAAACAAACCCGAACCCAAACGTTTCAGGCAAAGACCCAACAACAGGTGAAGAGTTTGCAAAAGGTGGCAGAGTAGGATATAACATGGGTGGGGTAGGAACATTATTTAAAAGGAAAGCATCATAATGGCAACAGTAGATAAAGCGTTACCCAACGTAATAAGAACTAAAATGGATATACCTGGTCCAAAAGAAAAAGGACAAGAGATACAGTTACCACAAGAACCACCGAAACAACCAATTGAAATGACACCAACTGAAGATGGTGGTATGGAAATAGATTTTGATCCTGCTGCAATGGCAATACAAACTGGTGCTGCAAATGATCCTAACGCAAACCTAGCAGAATTTTTAGAAGAAGATATTTTAGATCCTATAGGATCTGATCTAATAGAAGCTTTTGAAGATTACAAATCATCTCGTGATGATTGGGAACAGTCTTACATAAAAGGTCTAGACCTATTAGGTTTTAAATACGAAGACAGAACAGAACCTTTTCAAGGTGCAAGTGGTGCAACACACCCTGTGCTAGCAGAAGCAGTTACACAGTTTCAGTCTCTTGCATACAAAGAATTATTACCATCAGATGGTCCAGTCAGAACACGTGTTATGGGTAAGCCAAGCAAAATAAAAAGTGATCAAGCAGAACGAGTAAAAGAATTTATGAATTATCAACTTATGTGTGAGATGCCTGAGTACGAGCCTGAGTTTGATCAGATGTTATTTAATTTACCACTTGCAGGTTCTGCATTTAAAAAAGTTTATTATGATTTTAATCTTGGTAGATGTGTTTCTAAGTTTGTGCCTGCTGAAGATTTAATTGTACCTTACAGTGCAAACTCGCTTGAAGAAGCAGACACGATAATGCACATCGTAAAGATGCCAGCAAACGAAATGAGAAAAATGCAGGTGTCAGGTTTTTATTTAGATATTGAATTAGGCTCACCTGCTTATAATGAAGACGACATAAAAGAATCAAAAAATGATTTGGAAGGAACTTCAGGAACAAGCAAAGACGAAGTATTTACAATAATAGAGTGTCACACAGAATTAGACTTAGATGGTTTCCAAGACATGAATCCACAAACAGGAGAGCCAACAGAAATTAAACTTCCGTACGTTGTGACTGTTGATGAGGGCACAGGAAAAGTTTTATCGATAAGAAGAAATTTCGACGCACAAGATCCAACAAGAAGAAGAAAAGATTACTTTGTACACTTTAAGTTTTTACCAGGACTAGGCTTCTATGGATTCGGCCTTATACACATGATCGGTGGATTGTCTCGAACTGCAACTGCAGCATTGAGACAGCTTCTAGACGCCGGCACCTTGTCAAATTTACCAGCCGGATTTAAGATGCGAGGCATCAGAGTTCGTGATGAAGCACAACCGTTGCAGCCGGGCGAGTTTCGTGATGTTGATGCCCCTGGTGGAAGACTAGACGATGCTTTCAAAATACTACCGTTTAAAGAACCATCACAAACATTATTGTCTTTGATGGGTGTGGTTGTACAAGCAGGGCAACGATTCGCGTCTATTGCTGATATGCAAGTGGGCGACGGCAATCAGAGTGCAGCAGTGGGCACGACAGTTGCGTTATTGGAGCGTGGCTCGCGGGTTATGTCTGCTATTCACAAAAGATTGTATCAATCTATGAAAAAAGAATTCATGTTATTGTCTGGTGTATTTGCAACATACTTACCACCAACTTATCCGTATGATGTTGTAGGTGGACAAAGACAGATTAAAGCAACAGACTTTGATCAAAAAGTAGATATTATACCTGTAGCAGACCCAAACATATTTTCACAAACACAAAGAATACAACTTGCACAAACAGCATTACAGATGGCTATGTCAAATCCTGGAATGCACAACCTTCCTGCTGCTTATAGATCAATGTATGAAGCGTTAGGTGTAAAAGATATAGATTCTTTGATGCCACCTGTTCCAGAAGCGTCTCCAATGGACCCAAGTGTAGAACATATTAACGCTTTATCGGGTAAAGCTATCAAAGCTTTTCCTAATCAAGACCACACAGCGCACATGAAAGCGCATTTAGCCTTCATGGGTACACAAATTGCACGTACAAACCCCAATATTTTGGCTTCAATACAAAAAAACATACTAGAACACATAAGTTTGATGGCACAAGAGCAAGTTCAGCTTGAATTTAAGGAAGAAATAGCGCAAGTTCAACAAATGACGCAACAATTACAACAAATGACCTCCGCTAACCCTCAAATGGTGCAACAAAACCCTCAAATGATGGAAATTAAGAGTCAATTAGAGAAATTAAACACCCAAATGGAGTCTAGAAAGGCTGTTTTGATAGCTGAAACCACTTTAGAGTACCTAGAAGAGGAGAAAAAGGTCTTAAATCAGATAGATAATGACCCATTATTGCGTCTAAAAGCCGACGAAGTACAGCTTAGAGCACAAGAAAATATGCGAAAAAAGAAGGAAGATGAGGACCAATTAAACCTCGATAAGGCCAGATTATTACAAGCTAGAGAGCTTGCAGAGGACAAAATGGAGCTAAATGACAAGCATCAAAAACTAAGAGCTAGTGTATCACTTGCAAAAGATGGTATAAAAGAAATGACAGCAGTAGTAGGAGAAAAAAAATAATGCAAGGACAAAGTCAAAGAGGTGGACTTAGAGGGGGTCGAAGAGGCTTTGGTGGACCATCTCGTGGTGGTGATGGTCAAGGTCGATCAAGAAGAGGCACCACAACCACACCACAAGCTGTTGCTAATATGCGAGCAAATATTGCTAACAGACGTGGGACAAAATACTCAGACTCTTTACGTGACGCAATAACTAGATCAAACGAAGAGGCTAGATCTAGATCTTTAGCAGCAAGAAAAGCAAAAGCCGCACAAGAGGCTATACAAGCTGCAGAGGCAAAACAAGTATCACCAACTGCATCAGGCATTGAGGGCATGGTCTCTAGAATGGACGAAGAAAGAGGGGGTTTAAGAGATTTAGCTAGAAGAAATCGAATAACAAACACACAACTAAACAGACTTGGTGCATTAAACGAAGCTATAGGGTTGAATAGAACAACTGGAATGGGACCTATTGAAAGTTTAAGAAACACTTTTTCAAGGCCTGAATTTAAACAAGGCATTGCTAAACTAGCTAGTAATTATTCAAAAATTTCACCTCTAGGTATAATAATGAGAAACATACTAAACCCACAATATGAAGAGCAGACAGGTATACAATCGCTACCAGATTTTCAAAATTTGCAAAGAACCAATCAAATGTTTAGTCCAGGTGTTTATGACTTTACTCAACCAACTAGAATGCCGATGCAGTTTGCAGAAGTAACGGCACCAGATCTTAGAGCTATTAATTTTGGTAGATCACAAGGTCTTGGGGAAGTTGAGATGCCGCGTTCACAATTTCCACTCATGACTGATGATGAATATAGAGGAGTAATGGATAACATAATAACAGAACCTGGTGAATATGAAATGCGAGATGGAACTTTACAACCGGTTGAAGAAGGTGGTTTCTTTAGTAGTTTGTTTGGATAATGGTTATATCTAGATCACAACTTGGTAAAACTACCGATAAAAAACAAAAGAAAATCAGCAAAGTAATGCGTGAGTATAAAAAAGGTAAATTAAACATT